TGTTTGTTCCTGTTATGGGTCTTTGGACATCTTCCATCGGAATTATTGGTCTTGCTCTCAATCTTCGTGCTTATGACTTTATTTCGCAAGAAATCAGAGCAGCAGAAGATCCAGAGTTTGAGACGTTCTACACGAAGAACATTCTTTTGAATGAAGGTCTTCGTGCATGGTTAGCACCAGTAGATCAACCACATGAAAACTTTGTGTTCCCAGAAGAAGTTCTTCCAAGAGGTAACGCATTGTGAATGGATTTGAAGTATTCTTTTACTTTGTTTGCTTTGCTATTATTGCGGGTGCCGCATTTGCGATGATGTGGGGTAACATTCAATCCATTAATCAGGAGATGAATAAACCAAAACCCAAACCACGTCATCCAGAGGCACCTGCTCCTGGTGATGAGGTAATGTATGTTGATCTAACAAAAGATAAACTAGAAAGACTTTACAACCAAGACAACACATGATAAATTAGAGGGTATGCACCCTCTTTTTTAATGAAAATTTTTCTAGATACAGCAGATACAGAAACCATCAAAAAGTATTTTGAAACTGGATTGGTTGATGGAGTGACCACCAATCCTTCCTTGATTATGAAAGCAGGAAGACTTCCTGATGATGTCTATCAAGAGATCAAAGACATTGGTGTACCTGACATCAGTATGGAGGTCATGGGCGATGCCAATGAAATGTACAATGAAGGTCTCAGACTTGTTGATAAGTTTGGCAGTGTTGTCACAATTAAAGTTCCTTGCACAAGGGAAGGTCTGAAGACATGCAAGGCACTTGCAGAAGAAAAGATCAGAACCAATGTCACCCTCATCTTCTGTGCTGCTCAGGCAGTCCTTGCTGCCAAGGCAGGGGCAACATATGTCAGTCCCTTTGTAGGCAGACTAGATGACCAGTCAGTAGCAGGTCTGGAGGTTGTTAGAAGCATCTCTGAACTATATCGTGTTCATGGTATTAGAACTCAAGTTCTATCTGCCTCAATTAGATCTGTACAACGTGCCATTAGGTCATGGTATAATGGTGCTCAGATCTGCACTATGCCACCAAAAGTTCTTGAGCAAATGTATGATCATATCCTGACTGATAGGGGTATGGAAATCTTTGAGAAGGATTGGCAAGAAGTAGTAAATAACAATTTTGTTTCTGTAAGTAATGTATTATGACTGAAGATACTGCAATGTATCCTGGCAAAATGCTAGGGCAACTTGCCATTGCTCTTGAAAAACTTGGTTGGGAGTATGGTGATGAAATTGATGTAGAGATTGGTGGTACATCTGTCTCTGGTATTGATGTTGGAGAGGAGTATAACAAGAAGTGGCAATCACCTCTTGGTACACGCAAGTACAACAAAGATGCCTTTATCATTATCAAGAATCAATCACGTAGAGATCTTTCTAAATCAAAACCTATGGAAGAGTTCAAACCTCATCATGGTTGACCATGTAGTCATACAGGAGAGAAAAGAAGTGTGGTTTAAAGGAGACTACCCAACATGTATGGCGTATTCTCAAATTGTTGACAAGAAATATCCAGGATACAAAACTTGTATTTGTTCCTGGGATGATTTTGATAAATTAAAAAAAGACCCATCATATAGGAGCACATTTAATGTTTGATACTTACAAAGTTTTTTCAAAGACTGGATGCCCTTATTGCACAAAAGTAATTCAGGTGTTAAAGTTAGCAGAACTGCCATTCATTGAGTACAAACTTGGAAGAGACTTTACTAGAGCAGAGTTTTATGAAGAGTTTGGAGTAGGTTCTACTTTCCCAAGAGTTAAGTTAGAAGATGAATTGATTGGTGGATGTACAGAAACAGTTAAATATCTGAAGGAAAACGATCTGGTTTAATGGACAAAGGTTGGGAACTCTATCAAATGTATGAAGTTGTTGAACACACAATTGATTATGCCTTTAATGGTAAGTTCATGCTTAACATGTATGAATACTTAAAAAGTATCAAAGCAACAAAAAGAGATGTAGAAGAGTTCATCAATTCACCCACAGCATTGGAGATCAACACTATTATTCTTGATCTAGAAGATTATATGGAGGGTGGTAATGATTCCCAACATAAACAACTTAGAGAAGCTTATGGATATCTTGGAAAACCAGAAGCACGTAAGATAAGAAATTATTTGTATGAGATTTTACAGGATGCTTGGAAGTATGAGCAAGAAAAAAAACCAGGAAGAAAAAGGAGAAGACCCTCTAAATAAAAATACATGTAACCAAACCAACATAAATCGTGGGGTTGAGTTACTATTAAGAAAGAGGAGGAAGAAAACAGTTCCAAAGACTTTTCAAGTAAGGTTTGGAAAATTTCTCTCTTTTTTCAATAGAGAGGTAGAATTTTATTTCAACTTTTACTTGGACTTTAGAAAAAAGGATCCAGGAGAGTAGTAAAATGTTAGCAGTAACCCTCACCCTTTCATCAATTATTTCAATTCTTTTCTTATGTGTTGGTGGTGTAATTGGATATCTTCTCAAAGAATATGTCTATGAGAGAAATTCAACTTATATTCCAACTCACCCAGAAATGTTTGATGAAAATGGACAGATCATAGCAGATAATATTCTTGCTGTGAGATTTGAAAACCCTGAAGACTTCTCTACAGAAGAATAAATAACCACACTGATTTGAAAACCATGACAACATCTACAAAACTTCCAGCAAATCCATTCCTACATGAAATCCTTGCACTTGCTTGCAAGCAAAGAACCAAAGCAAAAAAGATTGAGGTTCTTAAAGAATATGAATGTGATGCTCTGAAGTCTGTATTGATTTGGAACTTTGACAATACTGCAATCAGCGTTATGCCTGAAGGTGAAGTCCCTTACAAAAAGAATGAAGCACCACTAGGTACTGATCACACTTCACTCAGAAAAGAGTGGAGGAATTTGTATCATTTTGTCAAAGGAGGAAATGACTCTCTGTCATCTTTACGCAGAGAGTCAATGTTCATTCAATTATTGGAGGGACTACATCCTGATGAAGCAGAAATTATCTGTCTTGTAAAAGATGGAAATCTTGAGGCAAAGTATAAACTCAAGAAAGAGATTGTTCAGGAAGCATATCCAGATATCAAGTGGGGAGATAGAATTTAATGACAAGTGCCTTAGTTATTCTTCATGAGGATTGTGATCCTGAAAAGGCAAATGATAAGACTCTGCCTTATACTTCTTTCCTTGTTAAATATCTAAAGGAAGGTAAAGTCACATTTGATGTGGCTATTTGTAATAAGAAAGTGGAATTATTTGACCACTATTATGACAGATACAAAGAAGACTTTATTAGATTTGATCAGACTGAGGGTAGAGTCAGTCCAAAACTCTGGAACAATGATAAAAAGAAATGAATAATGCTGATGAAGAACTGGAGAAACAAATTAACTCCATTATTAGAGATGAAATTCAAGAGGTCATCAATGAATATGTTGATTCTCAAGAAGAAAAGAAGAAAGCAGGTCTTGGATTTGCACAATCTGAGGAAAAATTAAAAGTCAACATCTCAAAAGGTGAGGTAGCAAAACTCATCAAGCAGTATAAAAAACTAAAGAAGCAAGAGAAGTCTAATCTTTCACAAGTCAAAAAACTTGGTGAATGACTTGACTAAATAAGTCATGAGGGTCTATACTAGACCTGTCGTTCATCCCTTAGGGGACGCAAGTAAGTCGCGGAACGGAGCGTTCATCCCATGATTGAAGTTTTACTTTATGCTAGTTTGAATTGTCTGGATGCTGTCAATATAATTGATCGCACTAAAGCAAATGAAAACATGAGTGAAATTATTAAAACTGAGATAGTTGAAACCATAAAGGAAGCAACACCTCATTGCAAATGGGACGCAAACGACTGAAGGAACGGGAAACTCGGATCACCCTTTGGGGTTAAAGGAGAAAAATCACCCACTTCAGGAGAAAAACAAATGAACACACTCAATCTCATTAAGAAGCAGATCAAAAAAGCATCTGCCCTCCATGATGCACAAATTCATATCACAAAATATCGTGGTGTTGAATGCCAAGTGCATCAATCAGCAGAAGAAACACATGGAACCTTCTGCTACAGAGGTAAAACTTATACCAAGTGATTGACTTACAATCATAATATTGATATGATGGGAGGGAAACCTCCCATTTTTTTATGGAAAAGGATAAACTAAAAAAGATTATCTCCAAACTTAAACTCATTGTAGATGAGTTGGAATCAGAAGTTTATTCTGATCCACAGGCATATAAATATGATACTCAGTATGATGTGCCCCTCTCAGACTATGATGAGGTGTTCAATGATGATGATGGTTACCCAGACTAAACATGTACGAAGAACTAGACACATTTGAAAGAGCACTCCAACACTTTGGTACAAGAGTAGAAGTTATTGCTGCCATGGAAGTAGGAGGCAAACTTAACTCTGAGGATGCTTATAAAATGATTAAACAAGAACTTAAGGAACTTAAAAAAGCTAGAAAAGAAGAGAAGTAATGACAGCAAAACTTATTTCAGTAACTCCTGATGCAGAAAAGCATATAGCTTACTGTGCCAGAGTGAGTAACCCCTCTAACCAGGGCAATGATTCCTTTGAGGGTCTTATCAAGTATTGCATCAAGCACAAGCATTGGAGCATCTTTGAGCAGGCATTCATGACCATTGAGTTGGAAACTACCAGGGCAATAGCAGCTCAAGTGCTGCGTCATAGGAGTTTCACATATCAAGAATTTTCACAAAGGTATGCTGACTCATCTTTGTTAATGGATAAGATTCCTCTTCCAGAATTGAGACGTCAGGATACTAAGAATCGTCAGAATTCCACTAATGATCTTGATCCATTTGTTAAACAAAATCTGGAACTCCAGATGCAGACTCTGTTTTATTCATCCATGGCACTTTATCAACAGATGTTGGAAAGAGGTGTGGCAAAGGAGTGTGCTCGTAATGTGCTTCCTATGTGTGTCCCTACCAGAATGTACATGAGTGGCTCAGTGAGATCATGGGTTCATTATATTGATCTGAGGTCTGCTAATGGCACACAGAAGGAACATATGGATCTTGCCAATGCTTGCAAGGCAATTTTTGTAGAGCAGTTTCCTATTATTGCACAGGCACTTGACTGGTCTTAATAAATAAACACATAACTGAGTTAACTTTATGGCAACATATCCTGTACTTAATAAAGAAACTGGTGAAAAAAAGGATGTAAAAATGAGCATCCATGATTGGGATCAGTGGAAGAAAGATAATCCTGAATGGGAAAGATATTTTACTCCTGAAAATTCACCAGGTATGGGAATTGAAGTTGGTGAATGGAGAGATAAACTTGTAAATAAGAATCCTGGATGGGGAGAAGTCCTTAAGAAAGCTGAAAAGTCTGGAGGTATTTCTGGACGTTTAGCAAAGAGAGGATCTTATGAATCTTCAACCCAATCTGCCTTTGATGTAAACTAGACACTATGCCAAGAAAATCTAAAACAGGAATTGGAAGCACTGGTAATCCAGTGCCATTTGGGATGAGTAACAGAGTTATGAAAAGGAAGAAACCAATCAATCTTGATTACATCAAGAAGATTGAACCACTAACTGAAAATCAACAATTGTTCTTTGATGAGTATGATAAAGATCAACACACAGTTGCCTATGGATGTGCTGGCACTGGTAAGACCTTTATCACTCTCTATAATGCACTTATAGATGTCTTAGATACAAAGACACCTTATGAAAAGATCTACATTGTAAGGTCTCTTGTGCCCACCAGAGAGATTGGTTTCCTTCCTGGTGACCATGAAGACAAATCAGACATCTACCAGATTCCTTATAAGAATATGGTAAAATATATGTTTGAGATGCCTGATGATAATGCTTTTGAAATGCTCTATGCAAATTTGAAAGCACAAGGTACAATCAGTTTCTGGAGTACATCATTCATCAGAGGTACAACCTTTGATAATGCAATTCTCATCATTGATGAATTCCAAAACCTGAACTTCCATGAACTTGATTCAATCATTACCAGGGTAGGTGAGAACACCAAGATTCATTTCTGTGGTGATGCTACTCAAACTGATTTGGTTAAGAACCATGAGAAGAATGGAATCATTGATTTTATTCGTATTCTTAAGAATATGCCCTCATTTGGCATGGTAGAGTTTGGACCAGAAGACATTTGTAGAAGTGGACTGGTTAAAGAATACATTGTAGCAAAAACAGAACTAGGTATGTAATGTTTAATCACATTGAAATTGATTACCCTACTCTCACTAGAGAGACTATTGATGGTGTTAGATACTATGATACTCCCAATGGGAAGAAATTAGTATCTATCACTTCTATTATTAGTCATTACCAACGTGAGATCTTCAGAGAGTGGAGGGCAAAGGTAGGAAATGAAGAAGCCAATAGAGTTACCAAACAGGCAACATCTAGGGGCACAGATATGCATATTTTGGCTGAGCATCATCTTTGCAATAAACCATTACCTTCAGTCCAACCACTTTCACAATACTTATTTGCTCAGGCAAAACCCACACTGGACAAGATAGATAATGTACATGCTATTGAGCAATCACTATTCAGTTATGAACTAGGTGTTGCAGGTAGTGTGGATTGTATTGCTGAGTATGAAGGAGAACTTGCTATCATTGACTTCAAGACAGCAAAGAAACCCAAACCAAGAAAATGGATTGACAGTCACTTTGTACAATGTGCAGCCTATGGTTGCATGTTATATGAGATGACTGGTATAATGGTGAAGAAGTTTGTAATTATTATGTCATGTGAAAATGGCGAGGTTGAAGTTTATGAGGAATATGACAAGAGAAAGTACATCAATTTACTCTCAAAATATATTAGAGAGTTTGTTGAACATAAATTGCATGATTATGCCGCAGTCAACTGAAGACAGTATCAATAAACTTATTGAAAATAAGTTTTACTCTTCAAAGAAATTTGCTGAAGAGATAGAGAAGATTGCACATGACAATAAAGATATGTCATACATTGATGCAATTGTATTCTTCTGTGAGAAGAATAATGTGGATATTGAATCAGTTCCCAAGTTGATGTCCAAACCCCTGAAGGAAAAATTGAAGTGTGAGGCTATGGAACTGAACCTCCTCAAGAAAACTAGTCATGCTAAACTCCCATTATGATTCCCAAGGTGACTCCTTTTGATGCCTACAAATCTTATCTTGGTCTAAAAAACCATTTTACAAAAGAAAAGTATGATTACCATAGGTATGGTGGTAAGTCACGTGCTTCTTTGGAAAGTTTCTATAAAAGACGTGACAGATACTTCTTTGAAAAACTGAGCAGGCAGAAAGATGATGCAGAAGTCATTGAGTTTTTTGTCAGTAATTTTGTCAGTTGTGATGATCCACAGTCTCTTTGGATTGGAGAAATAGTCAGAAATGGAGAACAAAACTATATTGACTGGAAGAAGAGACTCCAGTCTCTGAGTTATACATTCAAGTCTGAGATTGAGAATGTTTTTGCTGGAAAGAACTTTGATGAGATGTTTCACATTGAAGGTACAAAACATCCTATCATTGTGAAGGAACATCTTGGTAAGAATATTTCTCTTGAATCTCTTGTCCTATTAAATAAGATTATAGGATTTAAAAATAACTTTGATAAAAAACTTGATGATCCTGTGTGGAAGTTTCTTTCAATGAGAATGTCAAAGTATGATTCTTTCCTACATATTGATGTTATCAAATATAGAAAAATTTTAAAAAGTATAGTGGTATGAGTTTCTTTGAATCAGAATTTGTACAGAAGGAGATGCAGGATATTACTAATCTCCAGGAAAAAATTTATGAGAGTGTCTTTAAGTTTCACTCCATGACAAATGCAGAGAAACTTGAGCATGTAGAGATGCTTGAAGACCTTTTGAATAAACAAAAGATCCTTTACACCAGACTCAGTTTGTCTGATGATCCTAAGGCAAAATCAATGAAAGAAAACATCATGAAGGAGGCAACTATGATTGGGTTTCCTGCAGATGTTGACCTGGCTACAGTGTTCTCTAACATGAATGCTATGATTGCTAACATGAAGAAAACTATTCAGAGAGAGGGTTGACTTCCTTCCCTAAATACCTTATATTGAGGCTGCCTGATCCTCTACCAAGCTAAAGGACACAGACCAAATACATCTAATACGGAGAATACAATGTCTTTCAAAGACCTTAAAAAGCAGTCTTCCCTTGGTTCACTAACCAACAAGTTGGTGAAGGAAGTAGAGAAGATGAACAATACTGGTGGAGGTGCAGATGAACGCCTTTGGAAACCAGAAATGGACAAGTCAGGTAATGGGTATGCAGTTATTCGCTTTCTCCCTGCTCCTGAAGGAGAAGACCTTCCTTGGGTAAAACTCTTCTCTCATGCCTTCCAAGGACCTGGTGGATGGTATATTGAAAACTCCCTGACCACTGTGGGAGGAAAGGATCCTGTAGGAGAACTCAACAGGGAACTTTGGAACAGTGGAAATGAATCTGACAAGGATACTGTGCGCAAGCAAAAGCGTAAACTGTCCTTCTATGCCAACATCTATGTTGTCAAAGATCCTGCCAACCCACAGAATGAAGGAGGTGTGTTCCTCTACAAGTTTGGTAAGAAAATCTTTGATAAGATCATGGCTGCTATGCAACCTGAGTTTGAGGATGAGACTCCTATCAATCCTTTTGACTTCTGGCAAGGTGCTAACTTCAAACTGAAGTTGAAGAAGGTTGCTGGTTACTGGAACTATGACTCCTCTGAGTTTGATCGTCAGGGTCCTCTCCTGGATGATGATGATGCCCTTGAAGCAATCTGGAAGAAGCAATATTCTCTTGCTGCTTTCACTGCTGCTGATCAGTTTAAATCCTATGATGAACTGAAGAAGCGTCTTGATTATGTACTTGGAAAGAAATCAACAAGTCCAGCACCACAAGCAGAGGAAACTGAATATGATAACTACGCAGCAGCAGAACAAAAATCTGTCACAGAAGAGCAAGTGCTCAAGAAGCTTGAAGATTCTTACCAAGCATCAAAAACTCCTGACCCAACACCCACTGCTCCTGACGATGATGATGACGCTATGTCTTACTTCGCAAAACTTGCTGACTCATGAAGTGGACTTATGAGAGAGGGTGCCTTACCCTCCTTGTAATTGCAACCTATTATAGTTTGTTAAAATAGGTTTATATTCTGACCCTTTACTAATTGTCCGCTTACAAATTGGGTGCTACCACTATTATATTTCATCAATTTTTTGATGTCCCTTAAAACAGTCTGAATAAGGTCAGATCTTAACAAGAAAATATTTCTCTTATTATCTTGAATTCTTGTTTCATACTCATAATTGGTAACACCCACATTTGTATCTGTGACTGTTGTCATTTTACCTAGAGCACCATCATAGAAAGTAATTGAATAATCAGAAGGGACTTGAAGTCCCTTTTTTAGTATGGTAAAATTATTGCTTGAGTCTTTTACTTCAATAGATTCATAATGATGAAAATCATCATAGTTTGTTATACCATATTTCTTATTCATATAAAGTTCAAAAGTTCTATGAGTCATTGGCCATTCATCTTGAATGTTAATGATATTATTTGAAAGAAGAACTATCCAATCATAGTTGGGACTATTGTAAACTTTATTGGCAACATTATCTGGTCTTTCATCACCAACTATTTGATACTTGGTGAAGTTAGTTAGGTCTTGAAATAATTTATCATTCAACTTTACTCTCTTAAAGAGATTCTTTACCTCTGTGTATGAGGATATATTTTGCTCACTAGGGATTCTATTTACATAATCAAAGTTTGGAAGATATGAGAAGTAGTTTGACATTTTTAGTAACCCATGTTTTTATGTTGACTAAATGATCCAACAGCATCATCATCTGGATCATCAAATTCATCAGCATAGATTGGTTCAAGTTCACCAAAACTCATCTGTAAATCATATGATGTAAGTGAACCATCTTGATTATATGTCATGTAAGTTCCATCTGGTGTATAATTTACATTCAGATTAGTCATTGCCATGGGTTTGAATATATTCAAATATGGATGTATTTCTCCAGCACTAGAACCTTGAGCATTATATATGTACTCTACAGTGAATACTCTTGGTGTCAGGAGAAATAGATTAGAGGTTGATCTCTGAACTGCCATGTTCTTTTTGAATACTCTGATTATTTCCTTTACTTCTCTTGCTTCCTTTGGTGACCTTGGAGTAAATCTAAAATTAAAATTAAAGGTACGTAGGTTAGGACCTTTAAAAAGTAATTCAAGGTTTGGGTTGAGTGTTACACCTACACTTCTTCCAAGAATATTTGCACCAACTGCTTGTCCAGCAAAGTATGCAATTAATGCTGGTCCACTAATTCGATCATTTAGGATTTCGTCTACATCTTTATCTATTTGTTTAAAAGTTTCACCAATTATCTTTTTTGCTTCATCTGGAGCACCAAGATTCCCTATTGCTTTAATTGCTCCCTCTGCAAATCCAGCACCCATCATTTGAAGAGGATTAAGATTATCTCCACCCCAAGATACTGCATTTGATTCTGAGAAGTT